AGAACTGTTCTCTCTTCTTATTATTCTCATTAGAGATAAATAAAGACTGGTATGCGTGGTAATCACCATAATCCTCAATAGCACATATCTGCTTATTACCGACAATTAACTGTGCCGATTTAATTAAACTAGAAACACCAATATTAAGTGGGTAAAATGCACGACTATTAGTCTTGGGAGTGACTCCAAGAGTTATCTTACTATTAGAGTGGAGGAAACCGGAAACACGTGAGAGAGTAAATCGTACTCTTTTCTGCGAGAAAGTGACTGGGTCAATTACGTCAGTAGTAAGAGTCTGTCCATAGGAAGTGGGAATCTGTCCTATTTTCATCAAATCCGGAATACGGTCTTCTACAACATCATTCTGCTGGGTCATAGCATCAACTTGTTTATCCATTTTATAATATTAATTATAAAATAAATTTGGAAAAATATTTTGATTTTTTGTTATTGTATAGTTAATAATTGAAATCAATTATAAAAGATGTCTTATTTTCTGTTACTTTATTTATTTTATTTTTATTTATTTTACTTTTATTTTTATTATCTAAATTATTTTTATTATTTTTATTTATTTTAAGGATATCTTCATTTTCTTCTTTCTTATCTTTAAATGCCTTTTTTTTATTATACCATTCTTTTGTTCTAATATATGATTTTTCACGATTTCCCGGTCTATTTATATATTCCTTATAATAATTCTTATAATATTCTTTATTATTATGATATCTTATATTTAATCTTTTATTGTGTTTTAATCTTTCTTCTTTATATTTTTCGGGATTATTTACTTTTAAATCTAAATAATACTCTGTTCTTTGTTTATTTAAATAATCTCTATATTTCCTATATTCTTGGGGATAACTCTCTTTAAAATATTCTAAATATTCTGTTCTTGAACTATATTCATCCCCAAATTTATAATTTGAATATTTATAATAAAAATCCCTCCATTCCATTATATCTTATAATTATATAATATATTTAAATCAATAACGATAACATATCATTGCAGCAAATTTAATACATAAGATATCCCTTTTACTTTTTCTCATTATCTTAATTGATTTACCTTTGTATTGTTTTCTATATATCCATAACTTCTTTTTCTTATGAAATAATATATTCTTGTATCCAGTAGTATTATTCTTTTGTTTCTTTCTATCGGTTTTAGAAGTATTACAGCGATTACATACTATATTTCTAAACTCACCAGTTTTATGGTCGTGTTCCATACATTTCCTATTACCACCCTTACCTTCTAATAATACTTTACATAAATCACAATATTCTGTATTTATGTATCGTTCAAAGATTGAATTATAATCACCAACTAAACCTTGTTGTTTCCAATTTACTATCGTACAATTTTTATAACCTTTGGGAGTTTTACGATACTCTCTCATATATTGTGTATGTTCCATTATAATACTTATAACAGTGTTTATTGTTTAAATAATTACATTAGGAAGTTGGACTACTGCACGACTTGTATTCCGGCACGAGAATCATAGGCAACAACAACCTTACTCTTAACAAATAAGTATGCCGATACTGGATTCCCGTCGGCCAACCCATTAGTCATTTGGATGGAGAACTGGGCACGAGAGAAATCAACACCCTCCGAATCCAACATATCATATAATACCCCGACCCCATAGAGACCTCCGCACTCGGGCATCAATCTATATCCAGTTACGACGTCAGCATCAACTGTGAAGCTTCTGTTGGAGACTAATGGACCAGCACCAGTTCTGTTGTGCTGGGATTCGGGGATGATAGAGTGTAAGAAACTCTTAATGACTTGGGCATCAACAACCGAAGTCGCATTAGTGCTAGAATCATAGACCGAATCAACTTCAAAGTTGAGTGGGAAGCGTTCACCATTACGAAGGAAAGAGATTGTTTCTAAATTTGCGAGTTTGCCGCTTGATTGACTAGGCATATAGGTTAAATAACCATCTTGACTTAAATTATTCACAAAAGAACTCGGTACAAAATTAACAAAAGCACCAAGAACTTTTGATAATCCAAGGTTGTAATTAATAATAGAGTTCGTACTTTCTAATGTGGAGAAATATGAGCTAATAGAATTAAATGTCCAAGCACCTTGGTCCGGAGACTGGTCTCCAACATCAACTTCACAAGTCAATTCAACATTTGTTAACTCATAGAATGAATTGGTCACATTGGGGAGACCGGTAGCGCCGGATGATGAATAGAAGAACTGCGAATCGGGAGCTAAATGAATCTCTATTTCTATGGGAACTTTTGATAGTGGTAGTTTATCAGCACCAAGTGTCATTCCCGAAGGGAGGGGAATAGAGAAGGGAGATGCCTTATTATTGCGGACAACTGTATCTCTAAATACTCGGTAGTTAGAATTAATCAATGCACTCTCCGATAAGTGACCAGTTTGGTCTTGAAGACCACTCATAACCGGTAAGAAGGAGGACATAAAGCGTCCGTAGTGTCTTATATGCTCTATTACTTGCTTTGTCTCGGCGTGACGGAAAACTAGTTGGTCTATGATACCAAATGCTCCTAGCTTGTGAGAGGCTCGTAACTCGGCTGCGACGGCGTCGGTGGGATGGATAGAACCAGCAGCATCACTCCATATAGCTAAATCACCAGAGAGACGAACAGTATCTAAATCTAACATAGCAGCTTGACGACCAAGGGTTATCGTAATAATAGGATTACCTCCTTTATGAGATATTTTACCAGTGGCTGGAACATTACTCGGCTGAATAGTAAGGTATTTCTTTTCAGACATTATACTTTACTAAATAAAAAAAAATAATTAAAAAAAATTGTAGAAAATTAATTAAAATTTACAGAGAAACAACAAGTGAATCTCCTTTAATACTAATTCTACGGACGTGGTAAATAAAAGCCATTAAGAGCTTATCACGAGTGGGAGGCACATCAACACCAGCATCAGTCCTCTCATTATATAAGAGCTGTAACTGATTAGTCTTATTATTAAGGTTCATAACTCCATCATTAAGAGCATAAGCACGACCAATACAGAAGTTTCTGTTATAATCAACAAAAGACCTAGGGACGATTTTGGCTTGATTTAATGCCTTCTCTAATTCTATAAGAGGCTGTGCTGAAATACTCTTCCCACCATTAATTTTAGAGACATCTATCGGTCGGCTCGGCACTAATTTATCATCAATCATAAACTGATACGAAGTGAGCTGGTCTATAATACCAACTTGACCACTTCTAATAGATTTAAGTCTCCCATCCATAGCAAGAGTCTCTTCATCATAGGTATTAATACCAGCAATACTTTCTGCTGTATTGTAAACCTTGGCATCTGTCGGTACAACAATACAAGCCTTCGCACGAGTATTACCCACTGCGAGATTAACTGTCGCATTCCTATTAGAAGATAATAGAGAGTGTTTGTAGTTAGTTGCAGAGTGAATATCTAATTCTATTGAACCACCATCTTGGAGTTTCTGCATCATACCTTGCTCATACCGTGGGTCTAATTCCACTTGCTGACATACTATCTGTGCATTTGATAGCTCATATGTAGCAGCATATGCGGTTATGAGGGGGGGTACGACGGCCGGCGCTGCACCATTGTCCGCTCTGACACGAGCATTGTCAGCAGCAGTAGAATAAACTATAAAGTTATTACTAGTAACAGATACACTTCCACCCTCGTTTGCAGTGCTACTGTTACGAGTAACTTCTTTTAATTTTAACTTAATAAATGTACCCTCCTCAATGATATCATCAATTATTGGGTCATAGGGGGTATCATCAGCTTTTGTTAAATTTGCTTGCTGGTCGGGGTCTGTCTTGGAACAAATACCAATAGTCTCGCCCTTAACAAAAGGACACGATTCTACTGACTGAATAGTATTCGTTTTTGCTAGGAATATTGCCTCAGTTGCCGAAGTAGCATTATCATTAATAAAAGCACTTCCGCCAGCATCTACGCCGTGGAAGAGTGGGTTCTGCTGCATTCTGCGGTGGCGGTTCACCGAATCTAACTGCTTAATAACCTTGGCTGGGTCTTCTAAATCAATCTCAATATATAATCCTTGGGTCATCATAACTGG